GAGGCGGCGGGAATCTTCCGCTTCTATGAGGAGAGTCACCGCAGCCGGGTGAGCGCTGCGGCGCCGGAAAGCAGCCCCGACGAACTCGGCGAGAACGCAGCGCGGCTCGCGAAAGCCGAGCGCAACGCCGCCATCGCCGGCCGCATCGAAACATTCCTCGGACTGGCCTGCAAAGACGAAGGCTGTCCGCACTTCAACACTCCACATTCTCATCCGGAGACACAGCAATGACATCTCGCCACGAAGTCTACGCCGCGATCGACGGCGAGCGCTTGTACCAGGACACGCGCTGGAATCCGGAGACGACGCCGAGCAACGGCATCCATCCGGTCGGCAGCTGGCTGACGTTCATTCGATCCTACCTGCGCGAGGCCGAGGACATTCTGTCACGCAACGCCGATCCGAAGGCCAGCGAAGGAGCGCTAGACATCCTCCGCAAGATCGTCGGCATGGGCGTCGCTTGCATGGAGCAGAACGGCGTCGTCCACCGCGGTTCTGGTGTTTCAGGCTACACTGCTGTCGCTGAGCGGAAATCAGGCAGCATAGGGTGGATCATCGCCGCAGCCCGAGGTCTCCGTGCGGCGCAGCGGGACTATCTCGCCGACCGTGGCAATGAAGAACTCGGCCAGCGCGTCGGCAAATGGGCCGCCGAACTAGACACTGCCTTGGGAGATGCCTGATGCCGCGTGACGAATCCTCCGCCGACGACTCTCCTCGCCTTATCGCGCTCTGCTCGCCGGCCATGGGATCGGGGAAATCCGTTGTCGCTGACGTGCTGCAGCGTCGCCACGGCTTCAAGCTGGTGAAGTTCGCCAGCGCCCTGAAGAACATGGCACGCACCTTCCTGCGCGAGGCCGGCATCGAGGAATCCGACATCGAGCGCTATGTCAACGGCGACCTCAAGGAGGAACCGATTGAGCGCTTGGGCGGCGTCACGAGCCGCTGGATTCAGCAGTCGATCGGGACCGAATGGGGCCGCGAGTGCATCCGGCAGGATCTCTGGGTTCACCTGACACGGCTCCGCGTCGAGGCATTCTTCAATATCGGCCAGTCGGTCGTCATCGATGACCTGCGCTTTCCCAATGAACTGGAGATGGTCTTCGAGCTTCAGGGAACTCCGGTGCGGATTTTCCGCCCTGGAATCCTCCCGCCGAAGAAGCATCCGAGCGAAGGGCAACTGGACGCGGTCGACATGCTGACGCTCAGGAATGACCGCAGCATCGAGCATCTGCAGGAACTCGCCGGCATGCTGGCAACTTGCCCATTGCATTGATCTGAATTTCAACTTACGCGTGTAATCTCACTAGAAAAGAACAGAGGGCCGAAGTGACCGTCGCCTACGACCATCGTGACAGCATCGTGAAGTTTATGGAGAGCCAGGCCGACAAGTACGAGAAGAACGGGCTGCGCAACGAGGCGACGGCGCTGCGCGCGACGGCGTCGAGCACCAAGGCGATGCTCGACATCCTGCCTGGACACGGCGATGTCGCCAGTCCGCTTGTGCCGATTGCCGCTCACGCCGTCGAGGCGTTCGGCGGAACGACGGTTCAGGAAGTGCTCGCGAAGGGGCGACAGACCGAGGCTGCAGTCCGCGTCCGCCATGCTGTCATCTGGGCCGCGAAGAAGCGGCTCAATTGGAGCAACGAGGATCTGGGGCGGCTCATCGGCGGCCGCGATGCGAGCACCATCAGCCATTCGATCAGCCGCGGCGATCAGCTGCGCAGCGACGACGCGGAGTTCCGGCGCATCACCGATGCGCTGACCGCGCGGCAATACCGCTGCGAGAACTGCCTGCACGCGCTGGTGCAGATTTAACGGAGAAGGGACACCGATGAGCGACTTCGGACACAATCAACTCGGACCGGAAGGCGTCATCGCTGCCGACCAGTTGCGGCTTTTCATTGAGCGCGCCGAACGTCTCATTGAGGAGCGCAAAGGCATCCAAGATGACATTAAGGATGTGATGGCTGAAGCTCGCGCAAATGGCTTCGACGTAAAGACCATCCGGAAAATCATTCGCATCCGCGCAATGGAGACGCACGCTCGTCAAGAAGCTGATGCTCTCGAAGAGACTTATCGCGCGGCGCTTGGCCTGCTCTGATGTCGAACACTCCTGACCTCCTCGATTTACTGCGCCTCGCCTGCGGTCAGGGGAAGATGCGACTGCATGTCTGGTTCGGCTCTGAGCGCGGCCATCAGGCGAACCTGGCGAATGCCGGCGATGGATGGACGGTCGAGCACGACCGCGACCCGCTCGTCGCGATCGAGAAGGTGCTGCGGATCAGGTTCGGCAAGATGCTGGAGCGGAAGCGCGCCGGCGAGGACACGGAAGGAAGCATCCACCAGGCGCATCGGGACGACAGCCGACACCAGTTCACAGAGGCGAGCGAAGTCGACGGATCGGCGGTGGATGATGGTATTCGATACGTTCTGAGCCGCCGCGGCTTCGTCGACGACAAGACGATCGACGGGATCATCGACGAAGTGTTGGACCGTATCTGGGGCAAAGACCCGCAGCCGAACCTCCACAGCATCACGATGACGACCGCTGCGGTGGACGAGTTCGAGGCGCTGCTGTGATGGACGCCGCAGTGGACAACGACAGCTTCGACTACCTCATCTCCGCCGATGTGATGGAGTCATCGGGCGTCATTCCTAAGTCGCCGCTCAGCAACGTCGCTTCCGCGATCGTCGGCGCAATGCAGACCTGGGAGCGCAAACCGGCCGACTTCTACCCGACGCCGGCCGATGTGACCTATAGCTTGGTGCCACACATTATGGACATCCTGCCAGTCGGTTCTTCGGTGCTCGAACCGGCGTGCGGCGATGGCGCGATGGCCGAAGTCCTGCTTGCGTGCGGCTATAAAGTTGACGCCACAGAACTGCGCGAGGATTCAGGTTACGGCTCCGGAGGTGTCGATTTCCTCAAGAGCAACGTTGCTGGAAACGGCTACGACGCGATCATCACCAACCCACCGTTCATCGTAGCCGATCAGTTTATCAGGCACGCTGTCGGCCAAGCACGCGTCGTGGCGATGCTGCTCAAATCGCAATACTGGCACGCAGCGAAGCGCTTGAAACTGTTCGACGACCATCCGCCGGCGCGTATCTATCCGCTGACGTGGCGACCATCCTTCCTTGAAAAGGAACGCGGCAACAGTCCGCTCATGGACGTGCTTTGGACCGTCTGGGACGCAGATCATGTCGGCGATCCGACATATCATCCGATCCGCCGCCTGTCCTCCAACATTCTCGCCGAACGCGACGAGTTCGAGGCGCTGCTCTGATGCCCTGGCCGGTGAAAATCACTGAAGCTCGTCCGCTTCGTCCAGACCTCAACCTCGGAGAAATGAGGCTCGCAGCTGAGGCCGCCCTCGCCTTTCAACGCGGCGAGCAAATCCCGAGCTTCGTTCAGTTCAGAATGGAAACCGTTCTGCGTAACCTGGCGGGAGTCGACTGATGTTGCGTATCGTCGTGACGCGCGGCCGCGAAGCCGAGCGCGAGGAGTGCCAAGGCTATTATTCGCTGTTCTTGACGCCGTCGTTTGTCGAAGAATTCTATTATGTTAGTCGAACGTACAACCTCGCCGATCTGGTGCCGATGCGCCGCTTCTCTATGAGGAAGCCGACCGCGCATCCCTTCCGAATCGCAGGTGCTGACGGCAGTGAAAAACCAGTAATCGAAATTCGCTTTCGTCAAGTTAAATTTTTGTCTTTTCGATTCTTCAACCCTATTGAACAAAAAGTTGAATTAGTCCACTAAATCACGACTCGACGGTCGGCAGCGATTCGACCGGCACCAGTTTATATTAGGAGCGTCAGAGGGGGTATGGGGATGCTTGCAAAAGTTGTCACGCTGACAGACTTGTCATTTGTTCACGATAAGCAAAATCTATGGGCGCCGCGACGAACCGGCGATTACGCCACCGACACGGCATACGGTCGCCGCTGCGCCGACGAGCTTATCGGATTCATGCGTTTGAAGAACTGTCATCTGGCATTCGGCCAGGTGATGCGCGCAATCACCGCTGTAGGCAAATATGAAGCCGTCGAGATCGGCTTCTGTCACAGGATCGGCGTCCATGTCCTTGTCGGGCAGGACCGCTGCACCGCTGCAGCGATCACCGCAGCTGCCGCCGAGAGTGCCAACGGCACGCGCGCAACTAGACTGTGAATGCCTGACGTGTCTTCAGCGCTGATGTTCCAACTGGCAGCTTTGCCAGTCTGTCCCTGATCTCCTGAATCGGCAGCAATCGCCGACCTACCTCACCATAGGTTCTGCTCCGAAGCACGATCGTGATCGACTTGCGTGCTCGGTAGCCGGCGTCGTTGGCCCATTTGTCGGTCGCGGCGAGGTGGTTGAACGCCTCGATCTGGATGCTCGGGTGCTCTTTCATCACCATGCTGTGATGCACGTGGCCCGTGTCGACGTAGTGAAACTCGGTCTCACCGAAGTCCTTCCTGAAGTCGGTGATCATCACGCCGACGAGATCCTTCGCTTTGGTCTTGTCGCTGTGGTGAACGACGACGAGCGTCTTGCCCATGCGATAGCCGATGAAGACGGAATCGTTGTTCAGCACGTTGACGCGCCCGCTATCGCCATAGGCGACACGCAGAAGCTCGGCCATCCAGATGTCGTTCGTGCGGCTATGGTTGCCCTGGTTGATGATCACGTCGACGTTAGCGGCCTTGCTGAGCGCCATATCGATGATAGCGCGCATGATGCGGCTATAGACCTTGATCATCTTCGGGAAGCGGGTGTCGTAATCGAGCGCGTGACCGCTCGCCTCGGTCGTTCCGCTGAAGTTTTCAAAATGCGTGAAGTCCCCGAGATCGTTGATGACCAAGCGCTCGCAGGCAGGAAGCTCATCAATCAGGATTTTGATTGCTGCCAGTAGCTCCGTCTCGGCGATCTTCAGGTCGAAATTCTCGCCTACCTCGGCCGCGTGGCAGAGCAACCCGATGTGCGCATCGCCGATCTGGATCCACGGAATGATGTCGCCCTGAAAGTCGAGGGGCGCGGGCTGGACCGCCAGCGGCGCGACGGTCGAAAGAAACGCACCGATGGCCTCCTGCACCGCCGCCTGATACGCCTGGTCATCGAGACGGCTTTTGACCCATTGCCCGCGGCGTTCGCCCTCTTTGTCATAATAGGTCGACACGCCGCGAACGACGAACGGCTCGGGGACGGTCCGATCCATGTCATGCTCTGGCGAGTAGCCAGCGATGGCAGCCTTCCGCTTCACGTTGCGGATCGCGCGGGTCACATTGCTATACGCCTTCAGCCCTAGTGCTGGTAGGGCCTTGCGGGCTGAACCGTGGAAATTCACGGCGTCGATGATCTCGGCTTCGCGATCGGTCGCCCATTGCTTGAGCAACGGGTCGATGTGAGGCTCGGCGGTCATAGACCTCCTAGTTGCTGTTGTCGGGAGTTCTCCGGAAGCGCGCGATCAGGCGGATGAATCGCGGCTGCAGTTTCGCGAGCAGACTGCGCACCGTGCGAGTCTCGTAGATGCGGATTGCCGACCAGACGATCGACAGCCCTGCGGCGATCGACGGCAGGTGGTTGAACAGCGTTCCGAGGATGACGCTGAAGGAAAGTATGTCAGCACTCGCCTTCACGCCTGAAGGGATGTGCTCGAACGTGTTGTTGAACTGGCTCAGTACGCTCACTTGCGGCATCCCTCGATGACCGGCTCGACCACGCCGAGACGGGCGTTACGCAACTCGCGACCCGCGATGACCAGCTTGTAGCGCTCGTCGGCGCCCGCAGCGTTCCGCAGCGCCTCGTCGGTGTCGGGATAGGAAGGTGCAGGTGCAACGTTCGACGGCGTGCAGGGCGCGTGAACCGGAGTGACCTTCTCCTGGATGACGATGCGCGGCTCAGGCGGGATCGCTCCAGTCGTGTGACAGCCGGCGAGAACGAACAGCAGGAAGCCGGTCAGCGGCGCTCGCCAGAGGCGGCGAAATATGCCGCCCAAACCTTCGGGCATGATGTCGCGGATTCCCTCGCTCATCGGCCTGTCACCTTGTCATCGAGAAGGGACTCGACGAACTTGCGATCGATCTTGAGGACGCGAGCGCAAACGTCAGCGCCTTCGGGGTTGTAGGAGAGGAAGTTCCGCACGCGCTGGTCGGTGGCGGCGGAGTTGCGGTTCGCTCCCTCCACGCCTTTGCTCAGCGCGTCGAGCTTGGCGGTGGATTCCGCCGATAGGCTACGCAGCTGAGCGTTCTGCTGGTTCAGAGCGTTCTGCAACTGGCTGACGTTCGTCTGGGCCTGGGCCAGGTTTCGCGTCAGCTGCGTATTCTGGGATTGGAGCGACGCCTTGTCGTTGTTGCATGTCTTGAGGTCGTGTTTCAGACCGATGATCTGGATCCCTAGATAGATGCTGAGCGCGAGACCCGCGATTGCGCCGATCGGCCACAGCTTGCCGAGCAGCCATTTGCCGACCTTCGATGCTATACCGACCTCAGGCATCGGGAGATGCCTTGCCTGACGCCTGCAGCAGGTCGACCGCGCCCTGACGGTACGCGATGCAGATCAGAGCGGCGAAGGGTTTCGTCTTCTCGGGCAGCGCCTCGAACTGCTGCTTGCCCCTCTCGGGGTTGTGCAGAAACGTTTCGCGGCAGATGGCGATCACGTCGCTGAACTTGACATTCGGCGCTTGCGCCGGTGCAGCGGCGACGCACGCCAAGGCGGCGCCCGCGACAAGCAGGATCGGTCTCATAATGCCTCCGAGGAAATTGGTGCGAGTTGGAGCTTGAAGCCGAAGGAGCGCATCAGTTGCGCGAATTCGACAGCCTCCAGTTCACCTCGCGCGCGGTTGGCGAAGTTCGATGACCATACGACGTTGCCCTGAACGTAGCCGCGACTCGGAATGATTCGATCAAGAGACGGGCGTAGCGGATGGCGATCGCCTCCGACGAAGAAATCTAGCGGCTGTTGCGTCCAGAAGCAGCGGCCCTGCTGCTCGCGCCATTGAATCTTCGCCCAATCAACGGTCAAATTGAACGGAATGCTTTTGACCTTGGCCTGACCGCGCTTGCTGCTGATGTGAATGGTGAAAGGATGCTGAGCACGACCTACCGCTTTTCCGCGTACTGCGTCGCGACGCGCAGTGGTTCGGTTTGCACGCAGTCGGTTGTCGCCCGTCTGCTTCCACTCCATCGTCCGTTCGCGCATACACTGGAGACAGTTTCGGTGACCCTTGTGCCTCCATGATTTACCGCTGCCGGCATCGTGACGACGGACACAAAGTCGACCGAGATAATGCTTCGATGGATTTGGCGCGAGGCGTTCGGCCGTGGTGCGGAGATCGAGACTCATAGGTCTCGCTTCCGCAGGATTTCGCGCTCCGCTTGCGCCAGCCGTGCATCGTAGCGATTAAGACGAAAACTGGTGCCATTGTACCGCTTAGCGACGGTCACCCAATCGCCGCGGCGCAGCGCCGTCCACAGGTTCACGTCGCCCTTGATGAACTGGACGAACGCCCGTAGCTGGTGACCCTCAGTGGTCGACTCTGCGAGCGCGAAGGCCCACGGGCTGTAGAAGCCGCAGCGCTTGAAGTTCTCGCCGAGGATCTGGAAGCCGCCGTACGACGCCGAGGCGAAGCCCGCGTCGACGTTGAGCGCGACCATGTCCAGCAGCATCTCCCACCGCGCTGCCTGCGTCTTGGGATAGAGCGCCTTGTTCCACTTCAGCGACGAGATCGTCGGGTGCGACGCGTCATACTGATGACCGGTCGCGCGGCTGAACCGATGCGGCTCGGGCAGGATCGAGGGGCGACCGTCGACGAACGGATTGCCCGACGACTCGACCTCGTGAATAACGCGAACTTTGACCGGATCGCAGCCAAGCTCGGTCGCGGCCGCTTGGAAGTCCGCCTCGGTGCAGAGCGTATCGGGGCCGTTACTCAGCGCCGCCAGGGTAGCGAGGCGGGTCTTCGGTCCCCATTTACCGTCGATGTCAGACTGGCTGAGCGTGCCGCAGCGGACCAGTTCGATCTGAAGCTCGTAGACGTTCACTGGCCGCTCCCGTCGATGTCGAGGCTGGTGCCGAGCGGCCCGGTTCCCTTGACCTTTGCGCCGGCGATCTTGGCGAAGACCAGCGCGAGCAGCGCGAGGGTGCCAAACAGGGCAACGCCGATGATGCTCAACTGCTTGTCCCGCAGCGAGATCGGCCAGCCGCCCTGCCACACGATGTAGACCAGCACGCCGGCACAGACGGTGAGCACGGGACCGGCACCGAACAGCACCCACATGCGCAGCGGAGCCGCGCGCAGCGCGACGCGCCACAGCCGCGGCAGGCTATAGGTGCGGGCGAGCACCGCTATTGCTGCCACCGCGCAGATGATCGCAATGATGGCAAGCAAAAGAATCACTGTAGCAGTGCTCCATCACTAAACGGTTGAAATTGATAACAGAGATTTGACGGCCTGAGAAGCCTGCTTAGGTTCCGCGTACTGCGATAGCGAATATGTGAATCTCGTAACCGCCTATAGAACCGAACGTGAATGTCGGGCCGTGCATTCCCTCGCTTGTGAGATCGGCGACCCAAAGCGCACCTGATCCTGTCCCGCTGCCTGTATCCCTAAATTCTTGCAGCTTCGTGCCTATGTCGGACGTGTTCGCGGAGTTGCCACGGCAAGACAAGAAGATGAGCAGTTTCGTGTTTGCTTCGACGCGGCCGATCGCCCATGCCTTGCCGTTATGGAGCGATGCCAAGGAATTGGCGACGACTTTGAACAGAGAAAAGTTGATCCCACTAGCGGCTCCGACTAGGCAGACGCCCGCCATGATCCTCGTCCATCCACCTGACCAATTGATCGTGACGCTACCGGCGGTGATGTCAGCCGCCGTCAGTCTTTTGTAAATCGTAAACCCGTTCCAGCCGGAGTTTGACGGAGAATAACCGACGATCGACCAGCCAGCTGGAATAGTCGGGGCGTCTCCGCCTGAACCCAAAATATAGAAATCGTCTCCGGCGACAGCACCAGATAGACTGACGGTAGAACCGCCGCCGACAATGTTGGTAAAGCGAATGCTCGGCAGCGTCAGTGAACCGGATGAGCTTCCAGCGAGCGCCTGCCCGTTGGCCTTCTGATAACCAACGCACACCCAATTCCCCGAGCCGAGCGAGCGGAATCGCGCCGTATCTCCGGCCGCCGTCGTGATGTTTGCCGAGGTCGGCAGGATCAGCGATGTCGCGTTGTGCGTCAGCGTCAGCGCTCCAGTGAAGCGCAGCGTCCGCTCGACGCCAGCTGCAGCCGTACCGAAGCTCGTGATCGTCGTGGTTCCGGTGATGTTGACGAAATCGCCCGTGGCCGCAGACAGGTCTGTCGTCGCAGCCGAGGCGATGTCTGCGCCTTTGATCGAGATGTTGTCCTTGGCAGCCACTTTGCTCGATACGTCAGACAGGTTGTTCGCAGGCTGCAAGCCAGTGCCGGTCGGTCGCACGAAGGTTAGCGCCGTCGTCCCAATCGTCACGGGGCCGTCAGTTGTGCAGACAAACTCGGTGTCGGCGTTGGTGCTCCCTTCTGTGACCTTGACGGCGGCTCCAGGCAATTCGGTGCCTTGATCCGAGTCTGACGCTCGGGTGAGAATGTAGGGGTTCGACGCGTCGCCGACCTGCGTCACCACGTAGACGCCGTTGTGCGAGGAGGTCGCCTCGTCTTTGACCAGGAGGCGTTCGCCACTGCCCAAGGTCACGCCGTCCTGCGCGGCGAGCGCGCCGTTCGCGTTGCCCGTCAGAGTGGCGCCGACGCCGCTCGTCCCATTTGCATAAGTGTTCGCTGGCAATGCTGCGGTCGTGGCAGTGCGAACAGGCTGCTTCCACGAGCTAACGCCCGTCACGAAGCCATAGAGTTCCGTGAAGTTGTCGTTGATCTTCTGGCCGCCGTCACGCAGCGTGTCGCCGGTGCCGTCATTCGGAGTCGATCCGAGGTTGACAATCTGCTGTGCCATTTAGTCATCATCCCAGGTTGGTGTGAGGTCGTTGTCGAAGGTGATGATCGTCTCATCGAAGGTCGTGTCCTTGACGCGGACGTAGAGGCGATGCGCCTGCATCGATTCAAAGGTGCCATCGGAATCGACGCGCTTCGCGCCGACCTCGACGATGACGATGTCCTCGGTGCCGAATGAAGCATCGGGAATGTCGAAGGACGTGCCGGCAAGATCATCATGCGTCGCCAGCACCGTCGCGCCGTCACGGCTCAGCACGCGGATCTTCGTCACCTGACCCGTCTCCGGCGTCATGGTGGCATCGGTCCACCAGACCAATTGACTGTCTTCGAGCAGTCTGTTGCGGTTCGCCCAGGTAACCGTCACCCATGGATCGGCGCGATCGCTCATGTCGACCGGATCAGCGAGCGTGTTGAAGCTCACACCGTCGATCTGCACGTTTGCAGGGCGGTTCGGCAGATACGGACGATCGAATAACGTGCCGGTAAGCGTCGGTGCCGAGGCGGAATCGAGAACGTCGAGCGACGTGCGCATCAGCAGCTTGTAGGTAACGCCTTCACCGTCAGACCGAATGGTGTTGTCGCTGATCCTGGAGGAAGTCGAGACGAACCAGATCACCGTGCCTGCCGGCCAATCCTTCGGGGTTGTATCGAGCAGACCGCGCTTCAACACCGGATCGGTGCCGCTCAGCGTAATCAACCCCACTTCCATGTCCGTTTCATCGGTCGCATCGCCGCCGATGAAGACGAACACGTTCTGGTCCGGAGCAACGTTACCGACGAGACCGGAATAGGTGACTCCGAGGCTTTCTGCTTCGGCTACCAATGGATCCGTCAACGTCGCGTGACCGAGGATCGTGTTGGTGCTCAGCACCGTGTCGACCGTCGTTCCATCCGGCTGAACGACCGAGCCGAGCACATCGTAATTGACCGCGTCCGAATTGTCCGTCGACGCGAGGATGCCGGCGGCGACCTCCGGATATGCAGCATCGGCCGCTGCGCCCAGGCGTGCGGCAAAGAACGCCGGAATGGTGATGACCCGGCTATAGTCCATGGCGTCTGCTGCCTGACCGCCGCTGTTCCAGCCTGACGACGGCGGCTCCGAATAGTTCGCAGAACTGAAGGAGAAGATGTCTTCGAGCAGCGACGCACGGATGGTCGGTTGACCAGGCTTGCCATAATCGACCGGTCCGACCCGCATCACCACGCTGCTCAGGCCATGCTCGGCCCATGTCACCTTGACGACCTCACCTGGCAGCAAGTCCCACGCGCTGCGGTCGAGTTCGGCTTCCAGGGATGCGATCGGTGCCGCCGACATGCGGAGGTCGCGGGATGCGAGGATCATCGCCAGCGCAGAAGTCCTGACGCCGTAATAGTTGCGACCGCTCGGGATGATCGTTCCCTGCGTCGCGATGCCGGCGAGATCCTGCGCGGTGACGGTTTCTTCCTGCTCGTTCTCGGGATTCGTCCAGGTGACCGTGACTTCGTTGGCGATCTCGCCCCATGCCTTGCGCTGGAAGTTCGACAGCTTTGCGTTGTCGATCGTGATCTCGCGCAGCGTGGCGACATCATAATCGTCGCGCATCAGCTTGATCGTGATGAGGCCGGTCCGCGGGTTGACGAACAAGGTCGCCTGGATGTGGTCGAGGATTTCGGTGACGAACGCTTCGATCGTCGTCTGCCGCGTCCAGATCATCGACAGGCCAAGCCGCTCGTCGTAGAGGGTGATGCCAGCTGCCTCGAATGCGTCTGTGTCGATGATCGTCGACGGAGCGCCCATGCCCCAATCGGTGTTCGTCAGGCACTCGTAGATCATGTGCGCGGGATTGGCGTCGGGCGCGTTATAGTTCGTCTTGTCGATGTAGAGGGAGACTCCGCCGCTGTTGTCGGAGACGAAGTCGTCCCAGATGTAGAAGGTGTATGTTGAAGCTCCGCTCAGCGTTACGCCGGGGAATGCCGCCCTAGCCTCTTCTGCGGTGTTGTACGGACCGCTGACCCATTCGTAGAAGCGGCTTGGGTCGCTATCCATGATGACGCGGAAGCCAGTCGAATAGAAACCGAAATAACGATCATTGAAGCTAGCGGTGTAGGTTTGCCCGAGCGGCATCGAGATCGTGAGAACATCGACAGGGCTGAGTCCGGAAATCGTGATGCCCTTGGTGCTCAGCGCCTCGCTTTCGATCTTCGTCGCGTTCGTGATCGCGTTGAGATTGACCGTCGTCAGGTAGCCGCTGGTTGAGGAGCCAGTCGAGCCGATGCGCGGGATCAGCGCATAAGCTGGATTGAGTCCCCGCGGCGCGCGACGGAATGCTGCCCAGACGGTGCGCAGATACGGGTTGTTCGCAGTCCAGTAGAAACCTCGCCCTTTGATCAGACCCTTTGAGCCGCCAGAGAAATCCGGACCGGTGAAAAACAACGAGGTCAGCCCTCGGAAGCCGGGGCAGTTTGCGCCAGTTCCGCGACCGAGCTTGGCCGCGAGGAAATCGGACAGCGTCTGCGTTATGCCGCCAGGAAGAAAATGAACATTGCCAGCGACGCCGCCTTCCTTCTTGGGGCCGCCGAAGAGGTCGCGCTTGCTGACGGTGATGATGCTTTGGGTGGTAACTTCACCTTCCCAGGCGACTTTCTCTCCGATCTGCAGGCCAACGTACGCATCAATGGGACCCGAGCAGAATCCCATGTGCATCGCCATGTAGTATTCATTGACTTCCTGCTCTCCGCCAGATTTACCGCCGCCCATTGCGGTTCCTTTCGAGTGCGTGACGGACGATCAGGCGCGCTTCGGCGTCGCCCGTGGCAAGCAGCTGCGCCGCAGGCACACCGTTCTTGATGAAGTCGCGGAAATCGAATCCGTTGAGGCGCGCCCATTCGCGCGAGCCGTCGAGACATTTGCCAGCGGCCTGCACGTCTTCAGCGGTGATTGTCAGCCCGTTGATTTCTGCAGGGTCGACATCGAGCAGTTCGCGCTGAACCTTACGCTCGATGATCTGCTGAACCAGCGCATCGTCCTGCGGCAGGTCATCGCTGTCGACGCCGTTCTTGAGGAAGTCGCGGAAGTCGAGATGAGGATGAGACCTCGCCCAGGCGCGCACTCCGCTGACGCAATGGCCTGCCTGCCGAGCATCGTCGATCGTGATGCGCATCACTTACCGCCGCTGTCGGTCTTGACCGTGTAGGTCTTGATCGACTTCTCGCCGAACCACAGCACGTTGCCGCCCTTGACCAGCACGGTCCCAAAGATGACCGGAATCGGGCGCCCCGCTTCGGCTGTCGGATCCTCCAAGTCCTTCGCCGCCTCGGGCCTCGGAGGCTTCGGCTTGGGCATGATCACGTAAGCGATGATCATCATCGCAATCGCGATCGCCAGCTGAACGAAGAATGCCATTTGTAGGTGAGATAACACCAAGGGGTTGAAATTGGAAGCAGCCCGTGGCACGTTCAACCGATGATTGAATTCATGGTGATTGGGCTGCCGCGGAGCGGGACTACATGGGCCGCCAACTGGCTGACGACCGACCGGACGTTCTGCGTCCACGACCCTCTCTGGACGACGCACTATTCCAGGCTGGATCAGGTCGTGCCGCTTCGCGCTGGCGAACGTGTCGCAGGTATCAGCTGCAGCGGCTCATGGATGTGGCTCGATTGGCTCAACAATCATCCGGCGCGGAAGCTCATCCTGCATCGTCCCCTCGGGGAAATTCGTGAATCGCTGCAGCGCTGCGGTGTCCCCGAGGCGGCGCCGGACGACGAAGCGCCGGGACTTCTCGACCGCGTCCACGGGCGGCACTATCACTGGCGCTGCTTGTTCGATCCCTTCGATGCGACGAACATCTGGCAATATCTTACCGGCCTGCCGTTCGATGCTGAGCGACACACTGAATTGGTGCAGATCGCCGTCCAGCCACGGTTCGATGCGTTGCGGAAGGATAACGCGGTCCAGCAGCGGCTCGCACGTGAGTTAAATTCAACTTTGGGTTGACTGTGTAGGTTGAAAGATGTAGGGGATTTGGGAATTACGCAGGGAAGGATCGATGAAACCATCATTGCTGGAGCTTGCCGAGCAGCTGAGCGAGCACGAACGCGCGCTGCTTCTTGGCGAATGCGACGGTTGGGGATCGTGGATGTTCGAGGCTGGCGGGCATCTATGCTCGCTCGGGCTAGGCACCAAGCGCCACGGCAGCATCACGTTCGATACGCCGCTGGCAAAGGAGCTGATCGCTTCTCTCCGCGCATCCAACAAGGAGCAGGAATGATGGACCGTTACGGGGAGGCCGTCTGGGCAGCCGTTGGGAGCAACGGCCGTATGACAACGCAGGCCATTAAGAACGAACTCGGCATCGGCTACAACGAAGCCGCTAGATTCACGGAGCGGATGATTGCTGACGGCATAATCAGCGAGTGTGACAACTTAGGCTGCCGGAAGATTCTAAAAGAGTTTTGCGGATGCTGCGAACCATGCGGAGCGCCACTATTTGGCGACGATGAGTTCGCGACTGACGACAACGGCTGCACCGCCTGCTTGCCCGCGTTCAGCGACACGCTGCCAGATAGCCGCCCCTGTTATGCCTACCGCGTCGGCGGCCTGAGCGCCGCAAGCGAGACGCCCAAGTGACCCACCCAAGGCGATTGTGACCGATGAAATGGTCGAGGCAGGGCGCAAGGCCGCGAAGTCGCATAGTCTGTCGAAAATCAACGAGTGGCTAGAGGCAATCTACACCGCCATGCACGCAGCATCCCCTAACCCCGAAGCCAGCGAGATTATGCGGGAGGCGCTGGAACGCATTCAGCAAGAGGATACGCGAACCGAACGAACGCCGCATCTATCTTATGCCAACGACCGCGAGTTGTGGACTGAACGCAAGGTCGAAGGCCGTTGTGCGAAGATAGCTCGCGAAGCTCTGTCCTTAATCCGCTAGTAATAGTTGTTGTAGAAGCCGAACGGGGACTTCGTCGGAATCAGCCACTGGCCGCCATAGTCACCGATGACGTTGTGCAGATCAGCGCAGTCGTCCAGTTGGTGATTGCACCCGAGGATCACCGACACGGTTGCTCCGACCGTCAGGTTCCTGATGATTCCAGACAGCGACAGATCGTTGCCGCTGAGGTTCAGCGTCGTGCGCCGCTCGATCGATCCTGCCGCAGTCGTCCATTCGACCATGCCGTTGATGAATTTCTCGGCCGCAAAGCTGCCGTTCCAGCCGCTCGACAGCGAAAGCGTGGAGCCGCTGATCGCAGTAACGGTCGCGCTCACCGTCGCCGCTGCCTTGTCGGCATGGCAGCCGGCCTGGTCGTTGCCCATGTAGAGCGCGTGCGGGCAGCCATACTGGTAGTTGCGGCGCAGACCGGCGCGCTTCATCGACGTGGCGACCGGCTCGCAGGTCAGTTCGGCTTCGCTGTCGGTGAATTTGCAGCTGAGCACGCGACCAGTCCAGATGACGAGGAATTCCGTATCTCCGAAATGCCCCTGGCGGATAATCGCGGTCACAGGCTGCGTCGGCGGGTAGACACGGAACAGTTCAGCGACTTCCGCGTCGCGCTGCAGGCTGACGGTTAGCGACTGCTTGTCGAGCGTGCCTGACGACTTGACCGTGTCGCGCATGATCGGATGAGGCTGAAACTCGACCGAGCCATAAGGAGCACCGACATCGATCGTGATCGGCTCCTCTGAATCGGTGTAGGCGTAATACTCGGTGTCCGATGAGCCGTAGACGAAGAAGTAGAGTTCGACTGGCTCGCCGAGCGTACGGCTTTCCTCGATTGGTTCAAACGGCATCCGTTACTCCGCGGTCAGTTGTTCGAGCGTTCGCATCGGCAAGTCCAGACGCGCGACCGAGTTCGTCAGCCAGTCCATCGTCAACGTGTCGCTCGCGAAGCGCCACACCGGCATCCATGAGATCATCACGATGTCCGACGCAGCGAGCGTCGAGGGCCAGTTGGTGTTGACGGTGATGACCGTATTGCCGCCGCTCGGGACGAGGCTGTTGACGAGCCGATAGTGGAAGGTGCCGTCACGCATCTGCACGGCTAGCGCCTTGAACACCTTGCTGTTCGAGTAATAGGTCGCAGCCAGCGTGTCGGCCACGGTCAGCGTCGCAGTTCCGCTCGCGAGATCCGACAGCGGCGGCAGATCGTTGACTCCGGTCGGCATGTAGAATTCGCCGCGCTGCCCCTTCATCCGATCGAAGAATTCCTCGAACTCGCGGCCTTCGGCTTCGTCCATCGCCGTGAAGCTGGCGCGCCGCGACCGTGAGGGGAAATCGTAGGGGAAGAAGTTCGCCACCGGCCCGCGGTCGTAGTCGACCTGCTCCATCGGATAGATGAAGTTCTGCGTCAGCGAGTTCGCCCAATTCGGCCTGAACGTGCAGACCTCGAAGCCGTTGTAGGTCACCGGCGCCGCCGGCGGAGCGACATACGGTTCGCTTCCCGGCTCGACCTTGAAGTTCACCTTGACGACGGCGAGGCCGTTGACGGGACTGCTGTTGTCGATCTCGTCGACCAGCAGGCCGACCGGACCCGGCAGCACGATCGTCCCGGCAGGCCATGCAGCGCTCAGCGGGTCGGCGAGCGTCACGGTGCTGCCCAACATCGACGCCACATACACCGGCGTCGGCCTGGTGCGGCCGTCGAACAGGAACAGCGCTCTGCCGTCGAAGACCCACGAGGGCGCGTCCGCGAGCACGATGGTCGAACCGCCGCTCACCGCAGGAGAAGCGAGAGTTGAGCGCCGCGTCCAGTCGGGCATGATGAACGGCTTGTTCTGCGCGTAGCTCATCAGCCCTTCATATTCGC